CAATATGCGACGTAAGCATTCAGAAAGTTGTTGTAATGAGCGCCGCACAGATCGGCAAGACGGACGGGTTCATATTGAACCCGATAGGGTATTTCATGCACTACGACCCGTCGCCGATCATGGTATTACAGCCGACCATACAGATGGCGGAAACGTTCAGCAAAGACCGCCTTTCCCCTATGTTGCGGGACACGCCCGTTCTACGTGACCGGGTGAACGACAAAGCCCGGAACAGCGGGAACACGATCTTGCAAAAGATTTTCCCCGGCGGTCATGTGACTATGGTGGGCGCAAATTCCCCGTCGTCCCTTGCTTCCCGTCCGATTCGGATATTACTTGCGGACGAAATCGACCGATACCCGGCGACGGCGGGCAATGAGGGCGACCCCCTCTTGCTTGCCGGAAAGCGGCTTACAACCTTTTGGAACAAGAAAGAAGTTGACGTTTCAACCCCGACAATCAAGGGGCTTTCCCGAATCGAAGTCGAATACGAACACAGCACACAAGAGGAATGGAACGTTCCTTGCCCCGCGTGCAAGGCGCTGACCCCGCTTGAATGGGCAAACATCGTATTTGACCGGGAAAACCTCGACGAAATCGGGTGCGTTTGCCCGGCGTGCGGCGTGCTATCCTCCGAAACGGAATGGAAAGAACACTTTTCCGGCGGGCGGTTTATTGCGAAGTACCCGGAACGAAAGGTTCGGGGCTTTCACCTGAACGCCCTTGCTTCCCTGTTCGTCGAATGGCGGGAAATTGTGCAAAAGTTCCTTACCGCAAACGACGAAAAGAAGAAAGGCAATATTGAACTTCTCAAAGTCTGGACCAACACAGAGATGGGGCAGACATGGGAGGAAGAGGGCGAACAACTCGAAACGGACGACCTTTACAAGCGCCGTGAAAAGTATAATTGCGAAGTGCCGGAAGAAGTGCTGGTGCTGACCGCTGGCGTTGACGTTCAGGACAACCGTTTTGAAGTTGAGGTTGTCGGCTGGGGCGAAGAGAAAGAAAGCTGGGGTATCAAGTATCAAGCGATATACGGGGATTTGAAGTTAAAGCCCGTTTGGGACGAACTCGACAAGGTGCTTTCGCAGACGTTCACGACCGCCGACGGGCGGCGGCTGAAAATCATTTGCACGTGCATTGATTCCGGCGGACACTTCACGACGCAAGTTTACCGCTTTTGCAAAGAGCGGACGGCCCGCCGGGTATTCGCTATCAAGGGCAAGGGCGGAGCGGACGTGCCGTATTACAACCGCCCATCGACCGCAAACAGCGTCAAAGCGCCGCTATTCACAATCGGCGTTGACACGGGAAAAGCGATCTTGTATCAGCGGCTGGGCATTCAGGAAGAGGGGCCGAATTACTGCCATTTCCCGAAAGAGAAAGACAGAGGGTACACGCAAGAGTATTTCCGCGGCCTGACCGCTGAAAAAATGGTGATGACCTACAAGAAAGGCAAAGCGCAATACGTGTGGACGCTGAAAGACGGCGGGTACAAGCGGAATGAACCGCTTGATATTCGGAACTACGCAACCGCCGCGCTGGAGATTGCGAACCCGGTTTTGAAAAAGCCGGA